GCCTGTAAAGAGAATGGATATTGATTCATCTTTAACCATCCCGACTACTTGCGGTGTGCCATCGCTTAGAACTAATCTGACAAGGAAGTCGGCTATTGCCTTTGATACGTGTAACAATAGATTCTACTTCTATAACTCTAAGACATTGGTGTGGGATACTATAAAGGGTGGAGGCGGTTCTACAGACACTACTTCCTTATCCAATAGAATAAATCAAAAATTAAATATAGTTGATACTGCAAATCATTGGGTAAATTCAGTTACTAAGTTAAACGATTCAACTATCAGAGTTATAAAAGGTGTAACTACTACAGACATAGTAATAAATCCACAGGCTACAAGGTTAATCACTGAAGTTTATAATAAATCGGGAGCAACGATTTCAAAGGGTGCGGTTATTTATATTGATGGTAAGCACTCAAACAATTTGCCATCTATCTCTTTGGCACAAGCAAACAATGAGGAGAACTCATACAAAACATTCGCTTTAGTAGCTGATGACATCCCAAACATGAGTAGTGGTTACATCATTCAGGCAGGTACTATAACAGGATTGAATTTACCTACAAATCAGTACACGGATGGTGATATTTTATATTTGTCACCGACAGTGCCAGGAGGATATACTACTACAAAGCCATTAGCTCCTTATCACATCTGCAAACTTGGTTCGGTGGTTAATGCCCATCCTACACAGGGAAGGATTGAAATTAAAATAGAAAACGGATGGCAGTTAGATGAATTAAGCGATGTTACAATTCCTTTATATCCTGCTGATTCCGTTTTATTACAATTCAGTAGAGTGGATTCTTTATGGCATGATGTTAGCCCGTTGACTGCGATAGGAAATAGATATATCAAGCCAACTGATACAGTAAGTCTGTCAAATAGAATTAACCTTAAATTAAATGCTACTGACACTGCTTCTTTGAGTAGTAGAATAAACACTAAATTTGATGCTACATCTTATGAGTGGTTATGGACTACAGGTATGCAAGCGTTGGGAAGTACAATCAAAGGAGTTAATCTTGGAACTCCTGTTTTTTATTCACAAGGAGCAGCTGCATTTTTAACAAGTGGAGCAGTGAGATTTGTGCCTTATTATTTACCACAATCACAAACAATCACAGGAGTAAAATTCTACCAAGCTAATACTGCTAATTATACAGGAAACAACTACAACGGAGTGGGTTTATATTCTTATTCAGCAGGTACTTTAACACTCGTAGCAAGTTCAACAAACGCTTCAAACTTTTGGATAAATACGATTAACACATGGGTGACTAAGCCTTTTTCATCTACTTATTCAGCGAGTGCAGGTATTTATTATATTGGCATGATGTATTCTTTTTCATCACAAACTACTGCTCCACAAACTATTGGAGGATCAACAGTAAACAATAATTTCGCCACATTTGATTTAACGACTAGTGCAAAGATAGCAGGGGTGTCTGCAACAGGTCAAACTGTACTACCTTCTACTATTTTGATGTCAAATATTAACAATACTACAAACGTACCTTTAATTTATCTATATTAAAATGAACACACGTATAATTGAACCAAAAACAATTTGGACTCCATCAGGAGAAAAGACTGCGATTATATTCGCATTGACTAACTTCACCAACTATCGCTTTGATAATGGGCCTGGTTTGGTTAGTTACAAACTTACAGGCATGGAAAGTCCAGGTACTTCTATTGATGAGAATGGGGAAATAGTTGCAATGCCTGAATCGGCTTTCGATTATTTTATGGGAACGATGGAAATACCTGCAAATGTTATTCAGCAGTGGGGTGAAAGTGATGAGATAATTTTTAACTACGTAGCAAATCAATTAGGTTTAACTATAATTAATAACTAAAATGAAACATTTTGACCTTTTGGCGGTTTGGGGTTTATCCATTGTGTCCTTTCTTACGAGTAACGAAATGATAGCTTTGTTTGCCATTACTGCTTCATTAACGACTATCATTAAAAATGTGCCTGGAGTATGCAAAGTCATTAAAAACATCTTAAATAAATAAACATGAAACAAGATTACAAAACAACTATTAGCGGTCTTATCGGTGCGGTGGGTGCTTACCTTGCCACATTGGAAAATCCTACTTTAAAAATGATAGGTCAAATTTTGACTGCAGTGGGTATCGGTTTACTGGGTTATCACTCTACAGACAAATAAAAGCCATTAAAGACACTTTATGCGAATTTGGTACATCGTATCAGTTTTACTTTTATCGGGGTGCTATACGCTTAAAAAAGCCAATAAAGACATTAATAAGGCAAAGCTGAACTATCCTGACCTAATCGCTGATAAATGTTCTGAATGGTATGGATGTGATACGGTGACCATAGTTAGGGATTCAGTACAGTTTAAGGAGTGGGTTAATGAGATTCATTCCTTTGATACTATCACAGATACTATCCGACTAAAGGACAAATGCCCTGAAATACTGGTTAAGTACAGGGAAGTGATTAAAAGAGTGCCTCCGATACGTGATACTATTAAGATAAAAGACAAGGCGGAAAGTGAATCATGGAGGTTAAAGTATGAGGCGATAAGAAAAGACCATGAAGGTAATTTAAAGCTTACCACTAAATTATCATGGGTGGCATTATTTTTATTAATAATTTTACTTATAATCGCAATCCTTAAAAAATGATACCATCGCAAAAAGCCATTGATTTGATTAAAAAGTTTGAGGGGTTTAAGACAAACTCGTATTTATGTCCTGCGGGAGTGCCTACTATTGGTTATGGTTCGACTATATGGACTGATGGAAGGAGAGTAAGATTAGGGCAGGTAATTAGTTTACAGGATGCTGAAAAGTTAGTAGCTTATCATTTAGCGAATGTCATTCACTTTATCCCTGATAACGTAACACAAAATCAGTTTGATGCTTTAACATCGTTTCTCTACAATGTTGGTGTAGCTAACTTCAGAAAATCAACACTACTAAAAAAGGTAAAAGAAAATCCCGATGATGTAAGTATTAAAGATGAGTTTATGAAATGGACTTTGGCACGTAAGAATGGGCAATTAGTACAACTGCCTGGACTTGTTAAACGTAGAAAATACGAAGCAGATTTATATTATGAAAAAGATTAGCCAAGCAAATAAAGTCAGTTTTGGAAAGCGTAAAGGTGGCAAAGCCAAAAAAGGTAAAGGCCCAAAAGATAAACGTACATCTAAATACAGAGGGCAAGGATGATAAAACTATCAGATACAGCAAGGGAGTACAGAAAGAAATATCCTGATATGCCTACCTTAAAATTGGCAAGGATAATGTACAAAGAGAATAACTTATTATTTGCTGATGTTGAAAGGGCGAGAAATTCACTAAGACATATAGAGGGTAAAATGGGCAAAGTGAAATTTAATCAAATAGATAAAAATCATTTAAAGTTTGTTATGAAAAAAGAACGACCTCGCAATCCCTACAACCTACCCGAAAGCCATCAAGAGAAAAGAGAGCCATTTATTTTACCGAAAGGATGCGATAATATCCTATTAATATCCGATTTACATATTCCCTACCATGATGTTGATGCTATTACTTTGGCTTTGGACTACGGTCAGAAAGAGAAAGTGAATACCATCTTTATCAATGGTGATTTGATAGACAACCATCAAGTAAGTAAGTTTGAGCATGATCCTAAGAAGCGGTCAGTTAAACAGGAGTTCGATGCTACAAAGGCATTCATTGTTTCTTTGCGGTCAGCTTTTCCCGATGCTCATATTTACTGGTTAAAAGGGAATCATTGCGTCAGGTGGGAGAAGTTCTTACTAATGAAAGTTAGGGAGATATGGGATGATCCATACTTCACCCTGGAGGAAAGATTAAGATTGAATGAGGAAAGGGTTATTATGATAGATGACAAGACCTTAGTTAAGGCAGGGAAGTTATCAATCACACATGGCCATCATGTATTTAAGGGTGTATTTAGTCCAGTCAATCCAGCAAGGGGTGCTTTTCTAAAAGCAAAACAGTCGGTTATTGTAGGCCATTTACATAGGGCCTCATATCATCCTGAGGTTGACTTAGATGGAAAGGTTATCGGATGTTGGTCCACAGGGTGTCTTTGTGAACTTAAACCTGACTATTCGCCTTTGGTTAGTAATTCCCAACATGGATTTGCTCATATCTTAGTTGAGAAGAACGGAGATTACACGGTAAAGAATTATCAAATAATCAATGGTAAAATACTATGAGTGAGGAAATTATCGGAACTGAATCTGCAGAGGTAGAGGTAGAGTTCACTACCAGGGAGGAGTATATCGGATGCGCTTATAGTTCTATTGTTGCAGTATCAGATATGGATTCGGGGTTAATGAATAAGACAGACCAGGCACGGATAAAGAGGATTAGAAGGATGTGCCTTCGTATTTTGGATGAATGTGTAAAGGAGATGCACGATGAATTATTTGAAACTGATGAGGAAGATAGTTAGCATTGTTTATATTTGCATTGTTTTAAGTGAATAGTTTATGTTCCCTCCTTTGTTTCTACTTAGGGGGTTTTTTATTTTCATGGTTGTGGTCGGCCGATGTTTCTACATTGGCCTCTTTTTTTAGATATTATTCAGTGGTTTTAGTGGTTTTTAGATATTTTCTAAATCTTTCCAAAAGTCAAAAATAAATTTGGTTTGTGCATTGTTCGTGCATATCTTTGTGAAACAAAAGGAAATTATTAACACTTAAAACAAAAACCATGCAAGTAGCACAAACAATTTTACAACAACTTGGAGGAAACAAATTTGTAGCAATGACAGGAAGCAAAAACTTTCTTGCAGTTGAGAATGGAATTAACATGAAATTGACAAGAAATAAATGCAAAGCACAATGGCTAAGAATCACTTTAAATGGGAAAGATTTATATGATATGAAATTTTATAGTGCAGATAAAGAATTAAACAAAACAACTAAAGTTGAATATAATGATGTT